ATGACGGAGTATGACACAATCTATAGAAAGATTTGCAATCGTACCTTTGTCCATTAATTCTTTTGTTGATATGACTTTCTTGACTGGGCCAAACAAACCCTCTAGTTGTAGTCTATGTACTTCTGTTCCGTCTAGTGTACCAGTACAACCGATTCGTACTGCAGTAGTCTTCATCTTCTCAAGAATACCTTTCAATACGTTTGCTTTGAATAGATGTGCTTCGTCTCCTATAACTACATCAAACGATTGCATGACTTCTTTAGGTGCTTTACTAAAACTTTGCCATGTTGATATCGTAATGTCAGAAGGGAAAACAGGTTTACCACTATAAATTTTACATATCTCTTTATCATATCCATACTCCTTAAAGTCTCCTGCCATCTGTTCCACTAATGATGTAGTAGGAACAATTATTATTGTTTTCATGTTATAGTATCTGGCCAACATATAAATGATAAGAGACTTACCACTTGCAGTGGGTGATAACAATAGTTGTCTACCGTACTTAACTGTGGACTCAAATGCATCTATCTGATAGTCTCTAGGTTCAAACGGTAGGTTTAAATCCTTAACATCCCAATCCTTCAGCTTATGTTTGTGTCCTATGACATCTCCAATACCAAAAATTGAGTACCCTCTTTCTCTACAGAACTCATCTACGTATGGTAGTAATCCAATATAAATTTTGTGTGTTTTGATTGAGAAAAGATATACCTTACCATCCCACCATTTGTTCTTATAACTTGGCATGAATTTTGCGTTTGGTACGGTAAAGGAAAAGTAATCATGTAGGTCTTTGGCTAAACCATCATCACAGTCTACCCTCATGAAACACTCATCTACCTTCGAGACTGTGACTTTCATTTTATTTGTATGGATATCCTATGAACCATCCCACTAGGGAAGTTCTACATCCTTGTGTAACTGGTGTTACTTGATGGTGTACAAATGAAGGGAACAATACTAATGAACCTTTTTGTTTTGCAGAATTTGGAATCTGTCTATAATAATCTCTCATGTCTCTTGTATAATCATTAGGTGTGAGTGTATCCTTTGCACGGACATCTTCTATCCATTGAAAGTTACCACCCTCATATTCATCGGGGTCTGTTAACTGTAGAGAGAAACTTAGTTTTCTAATCATACCACTATTTGCATATGGTTCATCACTAGCATCTGTATGCCATGTGTAGAACCCACCACGTGAACCTTGTTTTGCATGATAGGTTGTATGTTGCAATGGTTCTACATTTTCTATCTCAACATTCCAACCACTTTGCTTCATTCCCATTGTTACTGCATCATTAATCTTTGTCCAAACATCACCTAAGTTTTCTTGTGCATTACCAAAAATCCATCTAATATCAGATGCTCTAATATTATCTACAACCTTACCACCGTCTCCACCAGCAGCTCTTTCTTTACCCCTGTCTTCTCCATCGGGGTCTAAGTCTAGTCTTCCACCTTGCCCAACTGCACCTTCCTCTAGAGGAAACTCCATTGCCTTACCATTAATAAATTCAACTTCGTCTGAAGTTAGTAGTGAGGGGTATGTCCATAAGTGATTTTTTAGATTCATTATTGTCCAGCCATAAACTTTCTCCAATCGATAGTGTTCTTAATCGTTTGGTGTCTCCATGTTATGTTCTGCATACATTCTTTGAGAAAGTCTACAGTAACCTTGAGGTACTCAATCTTTGCATTGAGTTCTTGTAAATCTTTATCTGCGTTGAAGAAGATACTCATATCGTTCTTCATTATTTTTAGACCATTGAATGGGTCGGGTTCCCAACCTAATTCTTTAATTCTATCGTCATCCATTTTTCCATTGAACCACAACCACTTATCTTTAAGTAAAGAGTTATAATTTTCTTGGTATTTTTTAAGGACTAGAATCTTACTGGTAAGTAAGTCTTGATATTTTGCATGGAGTTGAGGAACAGCCAAGGATGCTGTATCCAATTCAATGTCATCTATTTCACAGTCATTTGCCCATTGGGCTTTCAATTCATCTAAAGTCATAATGTATATTATACCACAAAAGGTGGGTTTTAACTAGTGGTTTCTATGTCGTAGTAAGTAAACTTAAATTCAATAGTGGCTACTACAGCCTCTCCGTCTGCACCCGATTCAAACTCTAAACCACTCAAACTGATTGGGAAACAGTCATGAAATCTAAAGTATTTATTAGGTATATTTTTGTTGGTTGTTGTAATCAAAGTTATGTCTGACATCTCTTTATCAGTTCCACCTAGGGATGCAGAGGTACCAGTTGCAGTTTGTTTACTACCAACATAGGATGCATAATCAGATGGGTCTTTGATTGGTACGATTGCATTCATCCAATCATATACTTCTTTAAAGTTTGATAAGTCTTCATCGACTAAGAAATCTACTGAGAGATTTTCAAACGTAACCTTGTCGCCTGGAAAATATGCATCCAATCCAACACCAGCACCTTGTGCAATTTCTGTAAACTGCACGCCAGGAATATTACACTTCTTAATATAGTATTCTGTTGTGGGTATCTTATCAATAAGAAGTCTAAAATTATTCTTATTGAGAATGGATTTATTAATATCAACCATGTACTCTAGTTATCCTTTTGTTAGAGGTAGTGTCATGATAGTCTTCTCCTCTATACTCTCTTGTTGTTGTTTCTTCACAAAGATATCCATCTTTTATGAATGTTGTAATGGTCTTGCGACTCAATACATTTGTTGTTTCAACTCCATTAGGAAAAACTGATTTCTCCCATGGGCCTTCTTTCACATTGATTTGTTTATCGTACATAATATTTCTCTTTAAAGGGGATGAATAATTCATCCCACAATAGTATTTAGGTTACTTCTCAGTTACAAACTCATTAAGTTGTCTTGCAGTTCTAATAACCTCTTCACCAGTGATTTCTCTTAGTGGTAAAGGTTTCTTATCATTTGGGAATGAATCGTTGTGTGCATAGATAGCGTCAACTTCCCTCTGATAATTAGAGGTCAAAAGACCTTCTGCTTGTGATAATAAGTCGGCTCTGATTTCGAACCCCGATTTTGAATTACTCATATTTTCTCCTGTGTGTGTATGTGTAATGTACTGTATTGTACCTTGTATTTATGGTGTTTGGATATGCCAGAACCTACGGAAGTGAACATAATTTGGTGGTATGGATGCATGTTTGACTGGTTGGTTTGGGTTTTTAGGATGTACATCTTCCAGTGTCCAATCGTATACATCTCTTCTATACACTTCGTTAGGTACGATTATACCAAAGTCGGTATTCAAATCTTCATCATCGTACCTTGTATAAGTCTTACCTATCTCGTCTAAGTATGTTTCTACATGAGTATCATTGAACATAGCTTCCCACATATCAAACCCATTAAATATCCTAGAATTTTTTTTCTGCATGCCTGTATCTACCCAAACTGTAGACATCTCTTCTTGTCTGAACCACGGTTCAGCTGTTGGTAATGTATTAACTGCAGTTTCCAAAAACATTTCGTCTGCATGATTGAATGCTCTTCTCAAATCATCATATATATTTTGGACATGATATAGAGTACCAAAGTGAATAATCAAATCCCACTTTCTATTAAATGACCACTCTTCATTATGATTGATACACAACTTCTCTGAGTCTGTTTCTATGGAATCCAGTAGTTCTTGTCTTGCATCTGCATAGGAAACCGTTGCACCTAGTTTCTCAAAGTGTCTACCAATCAATCCATGTGCAGTTCCTAGTTCTAGGATAGTCTTCCCATCAAACCAGTCTTCGCCTTTACAATCAATAACTTTTTGAACTCTTTTTTCTGTTGGTAGGTACATTGTATCTATTTGACCTGTAGTTTCATTCTTCCATTTAAAGAAACCTTCCAACCCTTCACCATACTTAATCATCTTCATACAGGTATTTATCGCCAAAAAAAACCCCTCGTGAGAGGGGTTTTTAGTATTCCCGAAGGAATTAGAACCGAAGTCCTTACAGAATGTTTGACACTGCAAATTTTCTGTAGTACTGGTTAGTACCTGCTGATGCAAGTCCGTTTGCTGGTGTAGCACCGACAAATGGATTTGAAACCATACCATATCTAGTTTTGAAACCGATTTTTGGTTGGAATGTGTTCTCGCCAACTGCACGAACCATTTGTAATGGAACGTAAGGGCAGTAGAACATACCAGCATCATAAGGGTTAGTTCCTCTATAACCTACTGTTAAGTAGTCAACACCAGCATATGGGTCAACATATACTTTAACTCTTCCGTTTAAGATACCAGCAAATGTATTGCCTGTGTCGTCAACGTTTAAGTTAGTGTTAAGAGCAGGAGCGTAATCTAATACACCTGCCATAGATAGAGCAGAAGCTACATCAGATGAACATAGGATAAAGTTACCTTTTCCTCTACGTGTATCTTTAGCGATGAAGTTGCTTTCTCTTTCTATTTGGAACAATAATCCTTTGAATTTCTCAACTGACCATCTTCCGTTTGCGTCAACGTCTAAGTTGAACGTTCCTGCAACAGCTGTTGCAGCTGCACCAGTTTTTGCTTGGATGTTAACATTTCTGATAACTTCACGGTTGATTTCAGCAAGAATTTCTGATGAAAGAATATTTGCTAGTTCTGATTCTGCATCAAGACCGTGGATTGCTTTGAGGTCTTGTGCTAATTCGAGTGTGTACTCAGCTTTTAATGCTCTGGATTGTGCTGTAACAGTTGCTTTCTCAATGGTGAATGCCATTTGAGCGAAACCGTTTGATGCTTCAACATCACCAAGTGCTTCTGCACTTGCTGTAGACATTCCCGCACCTGTATCAGACGCATATGAACCATTGAATGGGTCACTATTACGTGTTGCTAAAGGGCCGTCTGCGACAACTTGGTTGTCATTGGAATATTTAGTATCTGCTTCAGCATGTAATGCTTCAGTTTTACCTTCTCTTCCTACAGATGGATAGTCGTTATATCTTGCTTTCATAGCAAATATAAGTCCTGTTGGGCCTGTCATAGGCTGAACACCACAAATGTCGTATGCAACGAGATTTGGCATAGCTCTACGTACTAATGAAATCAAGATTGGATTCCAGTTAGCAACTGCAGAACTTCCAGTAGCATTTAAAGGTGCTGCTTCTTCAAGGGTTTGGCCTTCTTCGAAAAGGGCCTTCTCTTGGTTTTCAAGAATAACAGCAGTAACAGCACGCTTGTAGTTATCTTCGATTTTTGGTAAATCGGAGTGTTCTAGAATCGGTTGCCACTTCTCTTGTAAGTTTTCTGATAAAAACATTTTATTTTCCTTTAAATTATCCTAATGGATTTAGTTTAGTTATTGCTTGAGTGTACTGTTGCATATCGGGAGCAAGTACTGGTTCTTTCTCTTCAGAAATTTCCCCTGTTCCTTCTTCTACAATAGTATCCTCAACTAGTTTATCAATATCACTTGGGAAGTAAGCTTCAGCGATTTCTGCAATCTTCTCAGCGAAGTCTGCTTCATCTTTGAAGTCTACACCATTTGATAATGATTCTAGCTTCTCTTTTTGTGATTCAGACAAACTGTCACCAGCAGTCTTTACCACGTTACTTCTCTTGAGGGCATCTAACTCTTCTGTAATGTCAATATTTTTACTGACTTCACCATCAAGTTTCTGTTCCATCTCGTCGAGACGATTTGCGAGTTCATCGATAACGTTATACTTATCTTCGGGAACGTCAACATAATGTTCTGTGAACAATGTTTTCAATCCGTCGATGAAGTTTTCAGTCATCTCAGCTCTCAATCCTCTTTCAATTGCAAGTTCGTTTTCTTTCGTCCACTCTTCCGCAACATAAGAAAGATACTTGTCAACGCCTTCTGCGAGGTCGGCTTTGACTTTTTCTACTGAGGATTTTAATTCTTCTGAATATTGATTTTCTAAAGACTCTTTAATCTCTTCTACTTTAGATGAGACTGCAGCCTTGAAGATAGTTCTAGCTTTATCAGCATTTTCATCTGATAAATCTAATGCTTCTGAGATTTTAGATAGGTCGTCTTCTACTTCAATCTCGACTAGATTTGCTTCGAGCTCTGCAGAAGTTTCTTCGTCAACGATTTCCTCTTTGACTTCTTCTTCCTCTTCTTCTTCCTTAGACCACTTCTCAGCAATATCTGATACTGCTTCTTCGTCCATAGACTTTAGTGATTCAACAATTTTTCTAGCTACTTCTGCTTTAGTCAAGGTTTCGTCAACTTCTTCTTCTGATATAGAACTGAATCTAGTTTGAAGTTCTTCCTTAGTCATTTCCTTCATGTTGTTGACGATAGCTTTGATTGATTCCATTTTTGTTGCCTTAACAACATCTTTAGAGTCTTCTTCTTCTGAAACTTTTGCAAGTTTAGGTTGACTGTCACCTTTTCCAGCATTCTTTTGATGTGGGTCAGACTTAACTGGTTTCACATTTTCTGCTTTCTTCTGTGCATCAACTGCTTTGTCAACAGGATTTTCTTCGGGTTTGACGACTTCAGCTTTACCGCTTTCGATTTTCTCGGCATCTGATGAACCTTGCTTAACAGGTTTCGCGTCACCTTTTTGAGCACCGTCTGTAGGTTGTTTCGCTTCAGAAACTTCTACTTCTGTACTTTCTAGGTTATTTTCTAACTCTGCCATGTTTTTCTCCTGTTTGAGTTTACTTTTTTATTTATATGTTATAGGCTTTCAACAAACCTTTTCCATAGATTTAACTTGGTTTCTTCTAATTTATTCAGTTTAGCACCCCTTAATTGGGTTCTCATGCTCTCCGAATCAACTGCTTTCAATATACCGTTAGACATAATCCACTCTACACCCTCGTATATACCTTCAACGAAGGCCTCGGGAGCAGATGGGTCTGCAACTATATCGGCTGCTGTTGCCAATTGGAAGTCACCTTTTACGTATTGAGCACCACCTTTTTCTTCTAAGGAACCTAATCCTCTAGATGATACTCCCAATTTGGCACCATCATCGATTAGATTTCTTACAATCTGACCGTTGGGTGTGCTCAAAATCTTTGCACGTCCAATATAATTGTTACCATCTTCTTCTAAAGATGTAATTAAATGGGACACTTTGTCAAGATTAATAGTCGGGCCCTCGGGATGTCCGAGTTCTCCAAATGCTCTATCCTTCTCAACGAATTCTTTTCTATAACGGTTAACTTCTTTTTCCATTATCTCTTTAGGATAAACTCTACCGTTACGGTTTTTAATTTCTGACTGCATGAACACTCCTTCTATGAAGTATTCCTTCTGTCCTTTCTCATTTGCTTCAATGATTACTGGTGACATTTGATAGTCATTATATTCAGATATTAAT